AACCATTTACAACTCCAAGTAAAGCCCAGCGCCGGCCATGACACGGCGCTGGGTTTCTTTCGTTTCAGGGAGGGTGTGAGGATGGCAAGGCGGGGACGAAAGCCGGCGACGAGGGAGAGCGGGCGGATAGACCCGGCGGAGGAGGGCCGGCCCCGGCTGGTGCCGAAGCAGGTAGGCTGGCGGAAATGGATCGGTCCGTTCGCCTGCTCGATGGCGCTCGAGGAGAAGCAGTTCTTTGACCTGGTGCGGGAGGAGTTGGGCTGGAGCCGGCGGCACATGATCCGCCTGGGCTGCGCGCTGGCGGTGGCTGGGGAGGGTTACGGGGACGATCTGCCGGAGGCATTGCAGCTTATGGTAAAGGAGAACCGGAGGGCAGGGTAGCTGCCCTCCGGCCGCGTGGCCGTCATTCGCTGGCGGTGATGTACCGCGCCCCGTCACTGTGGACGACAATGGTGATGGGTAGTCGCTCGGCAGGCATTTCGTCCGACACGTATTCCCGCCCATCCCGGTCGATGCCCACGAACCAGTGTTTGCCGTCCTCCTCGTAACTGTCGCCCGTCGAGATGTCCCCGTTGCTGAAGCTAAGCCGGGATTGCTGCCCTATTCGGAATATCCGCTCGATCACGTCAGCTTCCATGGTCAATCCTTCCAACGCTTGAGGGCCTGGCGGATCGCCTCGGCCTGGGAGCACTCCTCACTGTCACAGATGGAGCGGAGCAGCGCCTCCTCGCCCAGGGTGAGGTAGACCACGAACCGGCGCTGGGGGCCGCGGGACTTCGGCCCAGGCTTGCGGCCTGGGCTTGCTGCTGTTGGTGTTACCATCGGTTCAGCCACGCGCTGCCTCCTTCTGCTTCTGCTCCTCCCGCTTGCGGAGCTGCTCTAGCGCCGCCGCTTTTACTCCTGGCTTGTGCTCCCAGTCGTGCAGCATCCGGCGGATCGTCTCGCGGATCTCCAGGTTAGTCATTGATCTGCTCCCGGTTATAGATGATCCGATCATAGGCGCCATCATCCAGGATGAGCGGAACGCCGATCAGGTCGTCCGGCTGGGCGTGGACCCAGATACAAGAGAGGGTGAACGCCGGGCCGGCGGGGCGATGAGCCAACGGCAGCCCGGACCACCAGAGCCGGATCTCCACGCCTCCTTTGCCGCCGAGAACACCCTTCCGGTACTCGCACTCGCAGCGGTGGAGGCGATAGCCGGCTGCGCTGCCGATGCGGTTCAGTTTAGCGATGGCGTGCAGATTGTCTCTGACGGCCTCGTAGAGGTCTCTGCCATGGATCTCCATATCAGCACCGCCGGCATTTTGAACAATCCAGGTGTCAGGCATGGACGGCAGCCTCGCTCTTTTCCTGATCGGTGCCCAGCCATTCCTCGGAGAGTTCCAGCCAATTGACGCGGCCGAGGGCGGCGGTGAGGAGGCTATGAGCGAGGTAGTCGGTATCGGTCTTACAATCCATCTCGCGGTCGTCTACGCGCAGGTAGGCATCCTCGACCAGCCCTTGCAGCATATCCGCGAGGATGATCCGGGCGGGCGGATGGCAGTTCGGATCGGCGCTTGTCGTCTCTTCCTGCCGGCTGACGCTCTCGGCCAGCGCCCAGGCCCGCTTATAGACGGGTTGATTGTTCGCCAGGAAAAGGGCTATATGGAATGTCTCATTATTCATTGGTTGGTTCTCCTCTGGTTGGTTATCAAGCAATTTATGTGCCAATTCCTGCAACAAAGAGGAAGGCGGGCGGTTGCTCCTAGATATCTAGGAGCAACCGCTGTTTTTGGTTACTGCCGGTCATAGCCCATGCTCTCCAGGTACTCCCGCACGGCGGAGCGGAGGACCTCGGCCAGGCTGACGCGGCGCCGGGTGGCGAGCTCCTGGAGCTGTTCACGCTGCCATGGCGTGACGTAGGCGCGGATCTGCTGCTCGTAGGCGCTCATTGGGTAATGTCCCTCTCTTCAATGGTCACGTCAGCGCGTCCGGCTTCCTCGAGGATATCCTTCTCGGTAAGGGCAGCCTCGTAGGTGGGGCACCCCAGGCTGAGCGGTTTCCCGGTGGAGCTAATCCAGCGGACGACGTAGCGAATGGTCTCGTCCTCGTCGTCGGTCTCGTCCTCGTCGTCGTCGTCGGGCTCGGGTTCCCCGCCTTCGGTGAAGTCGGCCACGACCTCGCCATCATCGAAGTCGAACGTGTGCCTGACGACTTTCCAGCCCGCGGCCTGGGCGACTTCCTCCGCTTGCGAGCGGAGGGTAAAGACGCTGACGGAACAGCCGACGCCATCGGCGTCGGCAAGGCTGTAAACGGTGATTTTCATGCCGTCACCTTCAGCCTTCGGCAGTGGAGAAGCTGGGTGTTCTCGCCGTATTGGACACCGTACCACTCCTGGCCGCAGTAGGTAAACCACACGTCGTATCGGGTACGGGCGATGTTATGCCGTCCCTTGCGGATATGGACCATGGTGGTTTGGAGGTGTCCGCTCCAGTTAGAGACGCGCCAATCGAGCTTGGTGATGATGCCATGCTTTTTCTGAAAATCCGACGGCTCAACAATCCGGCTAAGGTAAAGGGTCGCGCGGCCGTCTTTTAGCATCGCCTCACCTTCTAGTGTGGCGGCGCAGGGGTAGCAGAACGGATTGTCGTCCTTGTCTGTCGCTTGGCCGACGCCCCAGGCGCCGGGTTCGTAGGTGATGGTTTCCGCACAGCGGGTGCATGTAAAGCTAACCATTGTAATCCCTCCGCATTAGTCTAAACTCTCCCGAGAGAGGGAGAAACCCGCCGCGCGGCTTGAACGCGCCTTTGCATGCCGTCACGGGTGGTGAGGCTCGGGCTGGTTTAGCTGATCCGCACCGTATGGCCGAGAAGAAGGGCGTACCGCACGACTTCCTGTAGGTCGGTCGTGCTGACATAGATCAGTTCGGATAACTTCTTGTCGGTAAACTTCACCTTGCCCATAAACGGCGAGATTTTCGGCATGCAGTATGCTTCCCTGACGGCTTCGACCATGGCGACCGACGGACCGACGGCCACATAACCGGCCGTCCCGTCATACTTCTTGATCTTGATTTCCGGTTTCATCAGTCTATCCTCCTGAAAAATGGTTGAATGTTGCCACTAAAGGATGATGCAATAGCCGTGCCAAACGGGGCTTGACACGGGTGGGTCGCGTCTAGAGACGGCCGCTCCACGCCCGCTCACAGTCGTGATAGGCGAGAGTGTCCTCTGTTGTGGCCATGATATGGTCTAACGGACCGACGAGAACGCCGGGCTCGATTTCCCACTTGCGCGCCAGATGCTGCTTCAGTAGGCGCCCAGCCCGGCAGAGAATGCGATAGCCGGGCGACGCCTGGCCGCCGTGCCAATGGTAGGCAAGGGTATACATGACGCGAAGGCGTTCCTCACGGTTGGCGAATGGTGTTCTCATTTCAGTTCCTTGCCCATGAACCCAGGATCGGCCCACATTAGATTTGCCATGGCGGTATCCGCTTCACTCTCGCCTAACAGCCGTACCAGGTTTGACCATACGGAGCCGTTGCACAGGTCTCGCTGCCGGCGCGCTTCTCGGATGGCCGCGATGATCCGTTCCTTGCGTTCGCCGTGTATCTGCTTCATGTCAGCCTCTCGCCAGCCAAACGACGCGGCCGTTCTGCAGATCCCGGCGATGCTCGCGCAATTCCTGGGCGGAAACGAAGACCTCTTTGGCTGCCTCCTGGCCGACGCCGCTCCACACGAGGTCCGGGTTGCAGAACTGACAATCTTCCTCGTGATCCGGCTCGTCCCATGTGGCGCAGCCATCCTTTGAGCTTTCCTCTTCCTCGGCTATCGCCGCGTCAATGGCCATGGTCACGGCCGTGTCGGATAGGCCGACGGCCACAGAGGATGGATCGCAGTCCCGGTGCCAATAGCACGCGACGTAATAGGTTAAAGGCATTGTCAGACCTCCAAGGTGAACGTGCTCGAGAGTGAGCAATCCTGCCGTGCGGATCGAACGCACGCCCGGGCTGACCCGAGGACCTTCGCAGGGAACAACTTCAGGCGATGGAGTAGTTAACTTCTTCGCCGTTGGTGAGGAAGAACAAGCAGTCCCCACAGATGGAGTAGGTGCACTCGGTGCGGTTTACGCGATTGGGCGGCAGCGAGAGCAGCCCGACTGCTTCATACCGCTCTCCCCAGTACGGACTGCAGCAGCTCTCGCACGGCTCGCGGGAAAAGCCGAGGTCCTCACCTGTCGGCTCAAGAGAGAGCAATCCCTCGCGGGCGAGCATCTCGGCAACGGCAGCCTGAAAAGCAGTCATGGTCTAAAATCCTCCATTGGTGATGGCTCCGGAGTGAGCAATCCTGCTGCACGGCTTGAACGTGCATGCCTGCCGGTGCAGGAAGGTGAGACTAGACGGGAATGGTCTCTCCCGCCGGAACGAACGGTGCGACGAACTTCTCAGCATAACGAATAGCGTCGTCCCTGGCCGGGAAAGTGTAAGTGCAAGGCAGGAACTCACCTGCGTCCGTGTCCATAAGGTTGACGTGATACCCATGCCGGCCACAGGTGACGACTGCAGCCACGCCTGTATCGGTGTTCTCAAGCCGGATGATTAAGGCCATGTCTATCCTCCGTAGGGGAATGTGCCCACAGTTGGGCAATCCCGCCGCCGGGCTCGAACCGGCGTGCCTACCAGTGCGGGAAGGTGAGACTAGACGCCGCTTTCCTCCGCAGCCATCCAGGGCTGGTAAAACACGGGGAACTCATCCCGGTGAATGCCGAGACGCGGGTTCCGACTGTCGTCAATCCGGATGCCTTCTTCCTCTAAACGATCGGCCGCTGCCTGTTCCTCGCATTCGACTTCCCAGCAATGCTCACACTGCGGACCTTCATACTGCCCACTGTGAATGTGCCCGTGTGGCTTGCCGAACTCAATTGTGCTGCATCCGCCACAAAACCAATGCTCCATCGCGTTCCTCCTTGCGTTCGCTTGAGAGTAGAGGGAAGGTAGTCTAAAACCTACTCCCTCTGCTCGTCTCTCTCCACCGTCTGTCGTTTGCGCTAACCTCTCGGCAGCTCCGGCGCGCCGTCCTAAATGGATGGCTTGCCTGCTGACCGACTTGGTGAGTGCAGTGTCACCAGCAGCATACCGGTTTGGATTAGCACATCGCAACTGTAATAGCTAACTTTCTTTTCAGCCGAGGGTTGGTATGTCAGTCTGCTAACGAGGAAGGCGTATCGTCACTGGCTGACGCCACAAGGTAACGCGACACCTTATAGGCGTAGGCACGGACGGTAGGTCTACTACTAGCGTAGTGGATACCTACTACGCTAGTCTGGTTCCGATATAACATAAACTGTTGTCATGCTACGCGCGTCAGAGGTAGGCACTACAGGTGTAGGGTTGAGGGGTGCTGCTACGGTTGTCATCGCAATCATAGGTAGGGGGTGGGCCGTCCAGCGCCTGGCAAACTCCTATAGGTACCCCCCGCTCTCTCTGGCCTGAGTGGTTTTCCCATCCCACCTGCCTGCTGGATTTCGAGAAGCTTTATGGGTCCCATCTGCGAGAGGATTTGCGGTACACGCAGGCTTTGCAGCGACCTACGGGTTATGGCTGGGGGCGCGGAGCGCTATTGACGGTCTGCTCCGCTGCGCTTCGCAATACCTAAGTCCTAATAAGGTAGTATACATGCGAGGATGTTCGTTCACTTATTGTGAATGCGGACATTTCCTGACACCGGAGAGGGGATTGACTCCCTGTTCGATGAAGAAGCGGGTGACGATGCGGTCGATATCGTCCCAGGTTTCGGGGGTAGAGATGTTGGGGTTGGAGATGCGCCAGAAGTAGTGGTTAGGGGTAAGTTCGGCGCTGACCATCTGTGAGGGTGATTGAAAGACGGCGGCAGCTATCCTGGCTGCCTCGCTGGCGCGATGGTGGTGTGCGGTCCAGTAGAAGGGGGTGTCCGCTCCTGGGCGTGGTCTGGAGGTCTTCCTGGGGCGTGGGTTGCGGTGAAGGCCACGGTGGGTGCCCTGGCGGACAAGGACCGCATCTTCATCTACGTCCCACGATTTGCCCCGCATTTTTGCTGGTAGTTCCCCTTCGCGAATGAGCCTTCTGGCGTGCTGCTCCGTTATCGACAGCGCTCTTGCCACTTCTGTGATTGTCACAAGTAATTATAACCGATCCGGACGAGAACATACCATATTCGGTATAATATGTTTGTGGATACTTTACTGGCAAAGGGATTGAATGGCGGCACTGTGCCGGTGCGGATAGACCCCGAGGATTACGAGTGGGCGTCGAAGCATGGCTGGTATCTCAAATCCGGATACCCGTGTCGATACGTCCCGGTCACAAGGCGGGGGGCTGGGGACTGGACGGAGTACTTCTTGCACCGCGAGATTATGGGGCACCCGGAGGGAAGCCGGAAGGTTCACGTCCACCACATTGATGGGGACATCCTCAACTGCCGCCGGTCTAATCTGGTTATCCTATCAGCGAGGGAGCATTACCATGCACATGACCGCACGGAGGTTGTTAAGCAGTGCGTTTACAACGCGCCCGCGCGGGCCGCGAGTGGTTATAAGGGGGTCTGCCGGCACGAGAAGTCACAGAAGTGGGTGGTCCAGTTTGCTGTGGACGGTCGGAACCGGACCATCTACGCTACCTCCGATAGTGCGGAGGACGCTGCCGTGGTCTACGACGCGGCCGTGATTGCCTACCGGCCGAAGGGCTCGTATACCAACTTGATAGAGTGGGAGGAAGAATGACCATCCTCCAGGGTGACGCGCCGGCGATGCTCCGCACTCTGCCGGATGAGTGTGTCCACATGGTAGTCACGAGCCCGCCGTCAAACCCCGGCGCGGTTGAGTTCTTTACAACGCAGCCGGAGTGCGTCACAGCGGGCGATGTATTCGTCGGAGAGACATGTCACTGGGACCATTCGCACGGTGCCGTATTTGTTCGGGAAGTTCTTCTCACCGATGACTTTGGTCTTGTGTTGAAACCGGGTGGACTGAAGGGCGCGAAGCTCGAGTGTTTTCTCTGCCGATGCCCGCTTGACGCGCAGGTACGGCAGGACCGCCAGAATGGCTTTCTCGGCCAACAGGTCACTCGCCTGGTAGCAGTAGAGCGGGCGTCCATTCTTACAGTTGGGTTTCTCCCGGTAGTAGTTGCCACCCATCGTATCAGCGAGAAACCGGATGGCGGCTTCATCGACCATTCGGACTTGAATGCGGGCGTGGTAGCCTGGGGTAGCGCAGTCTTTTCGCACGGTGCTTTTCTTGATGCCGATGTAAGCCTCTCCATCCAGTAGCCCGGCGAGGTAGGCGATATCTGTTTCTTTAATCAATGTATCCCTCCAAGTAGAGTATACATTACTACTGGTGGATTGTCTTGATATCTGAGAGGGGGTGGTCTTGTGGGGTGTGAAATCCTCATGGGGGACGCAGTACAGATGCTTCGCACGCTGCCGGATGAAAGCGTGCATTGTGTCGTGACTAGTCCCCCTTACTGACTGGGGCCTGCGGGACTATGGAGTGTCGGGCCAACTCGGGCTGGAGGCCACGCCCGAGGAGCACATCCTGCGGTTGGTCGAGGTGTTTGCCGAGGTTCACCGGGTCTTGCGCTCGGATGGCACCCTCTGGCTGAACTACGGGGACTGCTATGCAACCGGGGCAGGTAAGGTCGGTGAACATCCTGGCGGTGGTGAGCAGGGAGAGCGGTGGAAGGGGTACCGGGGCACGCGGGACGGCGCGCCCAAACACGCCGCTGGTGCGATGGGGCCGATGACCCAACCGAACCGGATGCCGCAGAAGGGGCTGAAGCCAAAGGACCTGTGTATGATGCCGCACCGGGTCGCTCTCGCCCTTCAGGCGTGGGGCTGGTGGGTCCGCTCGGACATCGTGTGGCACAAACCGGCGCCGATGCCCGAAAGCGTGACCGACCGCCCTACCCGCAGCCACGAGTATGTCTTCCTGCTAACGAAAGCAGAGCGCTACTACTACGATGCCCAGGCTATCGCTGAGCCTTCCGTAGCGGGTCACGGAATTGGGAATGGCTATAAGAGACCTTCCCTGTTGTCCTACGCCGACAAGAATGGGGCCAGGGGAAATGATACTCCGTGGCAGCCCGGAGGCACCAGGAACCGCCGAACAGTGTGGACGATACCCACCCGCGCCTATAGCGGCGCTCATTTTGCGGTGATGCCTGTCGCACTGGTGGAGCCGTGCCTTCTTGCGGGCACCAGCGCCCACGGCGCCTGCCGTGCCTGTGGCGCTCCGTTTACCCGGGTGGTGGAGAAGACAAGTGAGCAGCGGCAATCTGAATGGAATGGCAATGATCGCAAGAATGGCTGTCTTGCTGGGGGTGGTCACAAAGGACGAACGGGGCAATGGTTCGGTGAGGTAACGACCACCGGGTGGAAACAGGGGTGTGAATGTTGGCCGTGCGACCCCGCCCCGTGCGTGGTCCTGGATATTTTTTCCGGCAGCGGCACCGTCGGTGAAGTGGCGCTCCAGCACGGGCGGGACGCCATCCTGATTGAGCTGAAGCCGGAGTACTGTACTCTCATCCGAAAGCGCCTGTCACGGGTGCAGCCGAAGCTGCTAGGGACTTGAGGGAGGGCGAGATGGTCGAGACGATGCAAAACGAGGTGGCGGGGGTGCGGATGTGGGTGGAGAACCGCCTGCCCATCCCTCCCTGCTGCCCCGTCTCGACCAATCCCCGTCCCGGTAGCACGCTCACCTTGCGCTACCGGGCTCCCAACCGGGTGCTGGAGGTCTACTCGCTCAAGCGATATGTCGATGAGTTCATCGGCGGTCACGCGGACGGCACCAGGAATATGGAGGCGATGATCCGGAAGATCGCCCAGACGGCAGCCGATGCGCTCGGCGTCCCGGTGCGGGCGGTTGCCGACCTATACCTGCTGCCCGCCCAGGAACTGCGGCTGGTCTGCTCTGCGAGGCCAGGGAGGCCAAATGAACCCGAGAAAAAACACGATTGACGATGTTCTGAAACGGCTGGTGATTTGCGAGCCGTCTACGATGCCTACGGGTTGTTGGGAATGGCCGGGGGCCAGGGCGAACGGATATGGGCGGGTCGGATTTGGCGGAAAGTGCGCTGTTGTGCATCGACTGGTCTACGTGCATTTTGTCGGCCCGGTGCCGGACGGATTGGAGCTCGACCATCTCTGTCGTAATCGGTGCTGCGCTAACTTTGAGCATTTGGAGGCTGTTACCGGCAGAATGAACAAGCTTCGCGGTGTAAGCCCCTCCGCCCAGTGTGCCAGGAAGACTCATTGCAGTCGTGGACACGAGTTCAGTCCCGAGAATACTCGGGTGACGCCGCTTGGGAAGCGGTCTTGCCGGAAGTGCCATGTCATCCACAACACGGCGAACAGAAAGCGCAAGTGGAAACCGCCGCCTCCCCGGCAGCCCAAGACACACTGCCCGCATGGGCACGAACTGTCTGGAGATAATCTCATCAACGACGTGGTTGGTGGGCATCCGGCGCGGCGGTGCCGGACGTGCCGAAGGGAACAAGCTCGTCGTTCCGAAGCCAGGAGGCAATCGTGACCTTTTTTTTGGCACCCACCAGGCGGACTGGCTGGCAAAAGTGACTGTCCCGCTGTTCGTCTCCCGGCGCCGGCTGATGGACCGGAAGACGCTGCCCAGAGCCACCTGTGACTGGTCGCTTGACAGTGGTGGCTTCTCCGAGCTCTCGCTTCACGGCGGCTGGAGCATCACCCCGAAGGAGTACGTGGCCGAGGTCAGGCGCTACCGGGAGGAGATTGGTCGATTGCTCTGGATGCCCACCATGGACTGGATGTGCGAGCCGCACATGACCGAAAGGACAGGGCTCTGTGTGGAAAGCCACCAGCGCCGCACGACCGAGAGCTACCTCACCCTGCGGGAGATGGCTCCCGACCTGCCGTGGGTGCCTGTCCTGCAGGGGTGGGAAGCGGACGACTACCTCCGCCACCGGCAGCAGTATGCGGATGTGGGCGTGGACCTGGAAGCTCTTCCGCTCGTGGGTCTGGGCAGCGTCTGCCGCAGGCAGCACACACTGGAAGCAGAAAGGATTGTCAGAAGCCTGAAGGGCCTGAAGCTCCACGGGTTCGGCGTGAAGCTGACCGGACTGGAGCGGTTCTCGGACGCATTGACCAGCGCGGACTCTCTGGCCTGGAGTATCCACGCTAGGAACCGCAAGCCGATGCTGCCCGGCTGCACGCACCGGAGCTGCTCCAGTTGCCGCCTCTGGGCACTGAAATGGCGCGAGAGTGTGGTAGCCAGGGTTCGGACGGCAGACAAGACGCCAAGACAGTTGGCGCTCTGGTGACAGGGAGACTTGAATGACCACCAAAGAGGTTCTAATCGAAGCAAGGGAGTGGCTGGACGCGAACGGCTGGTGCCAGGACGCCAACGCCAGGACGGCGGACCGGATGCCGTGCATGCCGACCAGCGAGGCGGTGGCTTTCTGCTGCGCCGTGGGCGTGCTGACCCACCTGCTCGCAAAGCGCGGCTCTCACACCTGGACGATGAAAGACGCCCGCCCGCTGAAGCAACTGGCCTGCGCGCTCCGAGCGGGAGGTCAGACGGATACGGAAGGGTTTGGCGATATGGACCAGGTGCAGCGGTGGAACGACGCCCCCCACCGCAAGAAAGCCGAGGTGCTGGACCTGTTCGACCGGGCGATTGCCCTCTGCTTCCAATGATGGAGCTCACCGAGAACTTACTCCGGGAGACGCTCGCTTTTCTTGCTGCCTACGGGAAGTCTCCGGCTGATGTCCGCTGGGTAGGGCGAGAGGACGAGGAAGGAAGCTGGGAAGCCTTCGCCGCGCTCGCCGACCGGGAATACGATCCCGGCTTCGGCGGCGCCGAGGTCCTCCAGGACCTCGTGGTGGTCGGAGATGACTGGTGGCTGGAGCGGGAAGAATATGACGGCAGCGAGTGGTGGGAGTTCAAACGAAAGCCCACGAAGCCGGGGGGAGGTCCGCTTACGGACCTGTTCTGCAAATAATGAGCGAGAAATGGATCGCGATCCACCACATGATAGTGGGCCTCCTGTTCATCTTGCTCCAGTATCTGCCGCCGGTAAAAGGGACTGATTGTGTCTATGCCTGGATTGGCTGGGTCTTCGTGGTGATCGGCATCCTGCTTTACGCGCTGGACAGGGAGAGAGAATGACAATCACGATTACCAGCCACGCCAACGGCTGGACCGTCACCAGCATTGGGGAAAATGGCTGGGAGAGGAAGCGTCTGGTCTACGAGATGGAGAGTATCTCCGACTTGAAGCACGATCTGCTTGATGCGATCGATGAAATGGCGAAAGAGATCAGCAAAGGGAACGGATGACCGCCTGCCCGCACAACTACTACCGCGAGGTGGAAAGCTGCGCCATCTGCGAAGCTGAAGAAGAACGCGACGAGGCCAGGAAGGCAGCCCGGGCGATTTTGAGGGACCTGGATTATGCCATCTGGCCTGGCAGATCGAACTGGATGGAGAAATACCCCTGGCTGATTGAAAAGGAAACAGGAGACGAAGAATGTGCGGATTGAAGATTAGCCTCTTGCCGATCTGTCGGCAGATGGCGGACCTGGAGTTCAAGATGGAACAGGCGCTCGCCCAGATGAGCGACACCTCCATCCGTTACGAGCGCTCCCTGATCGTGGCTCGCCAGGACCAGCGCTCCCTGGCGATCATGGACAGCTTTGACCGGGTGAGGAACTGCCTGCCGCAGTCCGAGGCGCAGACCAACGACTATGACCTGGCCCAGCTAGGAGCGGGTACCCCCCGAAGGGAGGGTGGAGATGAGTGAGGACCGCCTGACCGAGCTGGAGCGCCGGATGGCTGACCTGGAAGAGAATGCTAACCCGATGGCCGTCTGCCGCCACTGCGGCCGGCTCGCGGTCAAGAAGGGCCTGATGGGCGGCAAGTGCCGGCACTGCGGAAAACGGGCGGGAGAGACCAGCAAAAAGGAGAGGGATACGAATGCCGAAGGGCGATAAGCAAGCGACGGAGTTGGAACAGGCAGTAGCGGCGCTGAAGGAACTGGACCAGTGGAACGCGGACGACCTGAAGCTCAATCCGGGCCTTGTCTCCACCCGCGTGAAAGGGTTCGTCATCCAGGTGCTGCACAATCCGGGCGGCGCGATTACGCTGCACGTCCACGAGAATAGGGACCTCCTGCGCTGGTACCGCCGCGCGAAGGCGCTGGTGAAGCTGGTCCCCGGCAAGCCGATGGTGGATGCGATGGATGAGACGAGGCGCTCCCCCGAGGCCCTCTCCCGAAAAGAGGTGGCATAGTACTGTACCGCGCATGCGCCCGCGCCCGCGCGAGGGCTGCCTGCGCCGCGAGTTGTGGTATAATGTATCCACGCTAGAATAATTTCGGGTGGCGATATGCACTAGAGAGGTAATGTCGTTACCCACAGAGGTGGATACTGGTCGCCACATCCAAGCTAGGTCGCACCCAGCACACCAGTGCGGTAGAAGCAGTAGATCGGCGGTGGCCTAATGGCAAGGCGAAGGAGCGACGGCTCCCAGGATTGCGCGTTCGAGTCGCGTCCGCCGATTGTCCGGGTCCGGTCCTTTAAGCTCCCATGGTTTCCATAGCCACAGCGAGGCGCCCCAAGCACCTCGCTGTTTTTTCGCCTCCCTCCGCTAGTTGCGTTACATCCCTCTGTGGTGCTACACTGCATCAGGAGGAACTCCAGTGGCAGCAGACGGCAAGATGTCGAAGGAAGAGGTAAACAGGCTAGGCGGAAACGCGCGCGTGGCCCGGATGAGTGAGGACGAACTGCGCGCCATGGCCCGGAAAGGCGGCACCGCCACGTTTGCCCGCTACGGGAAAGACCACTACCGGGAGCTTGGCCGAAAGGGCGGTAACGAGACGAAGCGCCGGGGCAGGGTCAGTTATCAGTCGATCGGCAGGCTGGGCGGGAGGGCGCTTACCGCCCTTGCGCCGAAACGAGATGAGGGCGTGCTCTGATGGCAAGGACTGGACGAGAGGGTGAAGACCAGGAGGATTACGACATCGAGCGGTCGCTTCGCCTCCTGTACCGGACGCTGACCGGCAAGAAGATGGCCGCGGAAGTCGATCCGCACGAGGAGATATCTCGCCTGCAGTTCAGTGAGACGAACGTCAGGCGCCTGGGCTTCTACTCACTGGCCGTGCTGAACGACGGCGCCCACCGGGGCGTGGTGCGCTGCGCCGAGGATATCGTCAAGCTCGCGTTCAGCCAGGCGGATAAAAGTTTCGAGGACCGGGTGGCGAGCACGAGCCTGGACCAGACGAAGGACCTCTTGTTCCAATCCTACGTTGCCACAGGACTTACAGCCAGGGAAGCCCGTGCGAAGGTCATGGACGATTTGAAATCAGGACTGCTTGGAGACGGCGCGAACTAGCAGGCGAGCTAACTTATGGCCTTCAAGTCGTCGCCTAGACCCACTCCAAGTACTCAGCAATCTCCCGCGCTCAGGCGCTTAATTGGCGACCCCGTGGTCCCCACGCCGGAGGTGCCGGAGAGCCCCTACGACCGGATCGCCATCCTCCGGACGCGCTTGCGCCAGATTGTGAACCCCGACCGGCCCAGAGCGCAAACGGATTTCCGCTACTTCCTCCGCCATTGCTATACGAAGGATGAAAGTAGGGCCGGCAAGGTTGCCCCGTTCCCCGACTGGCCGTTCCTGGACGAACTGTGCGATCACCTGATAACGGAGCGCCTCCTGTTCATCGAGAAGGCCCGCCGCGTGATGGCCTCCTGGACCGTGTGCGCGTTCGATCTCTGGCTGATCGCGGGCGGGCAGGACCCCCGGTGGACACACCAGGAAATTGATCTGTCCACGGGACAGTCGAGGGTGGTCCAAACCCTGATGTCCAGCACTGAGAACAGGCAGGTTGTCATTGTGGCCCGCAAAATGGAGGACCTGAGCGGATCAGCGTGGTATCTGTCGCAAAGAGTACAATTTATCTACGAAGAGTTTGAGCGTCGCGGGTTCAGAGAGCAGTTCTGGCCGGACTTTCCCAGGATTGATTTCTCGTTTGCCAGGGCAAGAGCCACCAATGGAGGGCAAATCGACTGCGTCCCACAGGGGAAAGATAGCAGCAGAGGGCCTGGAGCGACGGTTGTGCACTTCGAGGAGGTCGCCTTTGCAAACCAGGTAAAGGAGACGATGGAGGGAACCTTACCTGTTTTACAAGGAGGCGGCCACTGCATAGCGATCACGACAGCCTCGGCCTCCTCGACCTGGTGTGTCAATTTGGTCAAAGGGCCTTAGTCTTTTCTCGGGGTCGCTTGAACCATTTCCCTCTGGGGACTGGCGGGGTAGTGAGCGCGTCTTCCAGGCTCCAACCTCTGGATAGTCGCCGCATTATCCCCGTGGGGTTGATGCCGATTTCGGCTCCCCACTGACTGAGATTTTGGGTTCGCCCATTCAGGGTAAACTTGCGGTTGTAGTCAGGTCGGTTGTTGCTTTGCTCCAGCGGGGTGGCCCAGCGGCAGTTCTCCGGGCAATAGTGGGATTTGCCTCCGGCTATTCGGTCTATGCTGTGGCTTGGAGACGGGCAGGCTCCCATATCGTGAAGGAAGACCTCGAAGTTATCCCACTCGGGGCAGACACGGACGCCCGCACCGCCATAGCTGACGAAGTCGGAGTTGTTCGGGTTGTTACATCGGTTTCGCATGTCTGTCCAGCGACGATATTCCGGGGTTTCGGTCTTTCCGTGGATTGCGTTGGCATGCCGACTGCATGTGGCGCACGATTGAGATACACCGCTCAATATTCGATGAAGCTCAACGATGTCAATTGAACCGCACGTGCAGGCCACTATGACAAATCTTCGTCTCTTTCCGGAAGGGGGAGGTGCTGCAGCGAGGACGGTGCGCTTGCCAAAGGTTTGGCCTACAGGAATTTCGGGGAGTTTTGCCGAACTTGCCATTGTTCTCGCGCCTCCTTTGCGCGTGGGCCAAGGTCCGGGCGGCTGTCACCGCGCCGGGCCAATTCTATAAGTAGATTGCTCCAAAGTGGTAGAAACTCCTCCAAATTCGGAACTGGAAGAGCGCAAACCTTCCTCTCCAATCTTGCGCCTCACCCGGAAAAAATCCGGGTGGTCTGTGTTGACAATTCCCTGGACCGTGGTGCCCAACTATAATTATGAGGCAGCCTGCCAGGGGATGTCGCCTGAAGCGATCCGAATGGAATTGGAGATAGACTGGACAGCTTCCCGTGGCCTGAAGGTATACCCGGAGTTCAGCCGGGACAAGCACGTTGCCCTGGATAAGATCGAGGCGGATGTCGAAAGGCCGTTCTACATTGGCTGGGACTGGGCGACTTGTCCTTCGGCTGTCATCACTCAAACGAACGCGTACGGCCAGTGGCTAATCCTGGATGCGGTCACAACAGGCGAGGATGAATCCAGAGAGGTGTATGAGTTCGGGATGCGCGTGGCGGACTTCCTGACCCAGAACTATGCGCTTCCAAACGGCATCGGGTTGGAGGATCTGCGAATGATCCATGTGGGCGACCCTGCCGGACAGGCGCGGCTGCCGAGGACGGGAGAGCGGCCGCAGGACACGCGCAGTTATTTCGAGATCATTCGCCGGGGGCTCGACGTGTTCGTGGGCGAGGATATGCACGGTCGCCCGATCATTGAACGAAAGAAGGGGCTGGGCTGGAAGATCATCGCCGGTCAGGTGGGTATCCCGATCCGCCTGGAAAGTGTGCGCGCTCGGCTGACCACGAGCTTGAAGGACGGTGTTCCCGCACTGGTCGTGTCTCCGCAGGTGACATCAGTGATCGACGCATTTTCAGGCGGATACCATTATCACGCCTACAACGATGGGTCGTACTCTCGCGATCCGGAGAAGAATTGGGAAGCGGACGTAATGGACGCTCTGGGCTACATCGCGACCCGCCTCTATCCTACGAGCAAGGTGCGAAAGACCGAAGAAGAGGACGAAGATTACGACCGGGGGCCGAGGGTGACCTCGGTTGCCGGCAGGCGTTACTAAAGGAGAAATTTTGATGACGATCACGAATGACGAGGAGCTCAAGGCGGCGCAGATCACCGTGGCCGACCTGAACACGCAGATCCTGCGGCTCTCCGACCAGTCGCACGGGAGTGTGAGCCGGGAGGCGCTGGCCACCGATCGCAAGGGGGAGCTGGCAGCCATTGAAGCGGCGATCGAGGAGTACGAGCATCCGCACAAGAAGCACCCCGGCTCAAAGCACAAGGACGAAGAGAAGAAGCCGACCGCCAGGCACAAGAGCGACCACGAGAAGCGCTCCGAGGACGAGCCCCGGCTGGCCTCCACGAAGCCGGAGAAGGGCGCCCATCCGGACACGCACCCGGTAGCAAAACCGGGCATCCAGCACGGGAGAGGGGCTGACGGTGACACGGAGCCGAACCCAAACTTCCCGGGTGAAGCGATTGGCGAGCCGAGAAATCCGGGGACGCCTCGCCCGCCACTGGTGGTGACGAAGACCCAGGATGAGGACCGGCGGGCGATCCCGTCACCGATCACAACGCCTCCTCCGCCGCCTGACGCCCCGACCAGCCAGAACCCGAAAGGTAGGATCTGGACCCCCGAGTGGGAAAAGAAAGATAAAGATCCTTGATCTGGGCTGATTTTCGCCCCCTTCTTACCTCCTACCTGGTGCGGATTAGCCAGGGCGTTGCCCAAACCCCCGGTGGCATATGGCTGCCGGACGAGGCCAGGGACCGCCATTGGGAGGGGGAGATCCTGGCCGCGGGGCCGGGCATCCGCATCCCTTACGCGAAGGGCGAGCGCAGCGAGATGTGGTGCCTCGTGGGTGAGAGCGTAGTCTTCAAGCGGGAGCACCTGGAGGTGCTGGACGAGCGCGAGCGGTTGGGGATTGTCCATGACGAGGAACTACTGGCGGTAGCCTACCCGGACCGGCCTTCTCCCTGTAACGACTGGGTGATGATCCAGCCGGATGCGAAACAGGCGCGGGTGGGCCTGGTGGCGATTTCCGAGAAATACCGGGAAGCGCCCACCACCGGCCGGGTGGTGGGCGTGGGGCCGGGACGGCTTACGCTGGTTGGTTCCTTGCGCGGCACTCGCGCCACGGTGTATAAGATTGTGGGGACGGTGTTGGAAGTAGGGGACAGAGTTTACTGGGATGCGGCCACGGAAGTGGTGCAGATCGGCCGCGAAGCCGTGGAGTATTTCCTCATCAAAGCGAGTGACCTCGTAGCCTGGGAGGTGGAATGTGCCGACCGTCAAAAAGATCAAGAACGGCAAGCTGACCGCCATGCACTTTCCTTATGACAAGGAAGGCATGAAAGATGCGGCGGCCGCGAAGAAGAAGATGGCCGCGAAGAAGAAGAAAAAGATGTAGCGTCCGGGGCCTTTTGGCCCCGGACGTTTTTAATCCCGCTGGTTGCTAGACGAGCCCCAGGCTTCGCCGCTGGACATCAATGTGTTTCAATCCCCAGCCACCACAGAGGGTGGCTGCAAAGAAGGCGCCTGCCGTTCCAGCGCTTAGTTTACCCGGTTAGGATCAAGAGAAAATCAAATTGATACCACCTGAAGACCAGAGCGGATTTCCGCCCGAGATGCCGTTCATCCCGCCCGGCCCCCCGGCGATGATGCCGGGGGTGATGCCCCCGATGCCGGGGGTGGACGACGACGAGGAGGACGAGCCCCAGGCTTCGCCCCTGGATATTGACGTGCGGATGTCCCGGGACCGCCGGGAGAAGCTCGGGCGCACCCTGGGTGATCTGGTCCGCCAGTATAAGCTGGAGACCCAGATGCGCCGGGAGGACGCGGCCGAGTGGCGGCGGGACTTTCGGGTAGCGCCCACCGGGGCGAATAACCGCTGGACTGGCTGTTCAGACCTGAACAGCAACCTCACCCACATCTTCTGCTCGTCGCATTCCACCCGTCTGAACACGCAGATCCTCCGCACGGTCCCCCCGATCTCGGCGGTCACCAGGGATCCCGCCCTGATGGACCAGGTGGCGGATATCGACGCGGCGATGGCCTCCATCCTGGAAGAGACCAACTGGGAGGCGGAAGCCGCGAACTGCCACAACGACCTGCCGGTGGTGGGCACGGCATTCATTTGCGTGACTTATGAAAACGAGACCATCCGCCGTCCACGGGAGATCGTGGATCACGACGAGGAAACAAGCTACGACCTGGTGCGCGCGGGTGTGGAGCCCGGCGACGCCCTGGTGTTGGGCCTTGGCACGGACGAGGAGGGCAGGCCGAAAACGAAGCTGGTCTGGGAGAACCGGACGGTAAGGTCCGGGGTCCGCATTCGGTTCATCCCCTGGGAGAATGGGCTCATCTTCCCCACCACCATCGAGCGACCCGAGGAGGCCTACTGCATCGGGGAGCGCAAGCGCATCCGGGGCAGCGACCTCTTGAAGGGAGCCCGCGAGGGGGTCTATCTCCGGGACGCCGTGGACAAACTGCTGGAGCGCCCCGGCGACCCGCTGCCGGAGGAACGGCAGGAGACGCTCTCCGACCAGGGGGTGGATAGCAGCCCGTTCAACCAGCACGACGAGGACCACCTGTACGCGGAGTATGAGTGCTACGACCTTTGCTACCTGATGGACGCGAACGGGGACCGGGAGATGGAGTGGACGGTGGTGACGGTCCACGAGGCCACGGACTGCATCCTCCGCCACAAGTTCCTCCCGTATGAGCATGGGATGCCGTACTACAACTTGATGCGGTATGAGGAATTGCCCGGTCAGATCTGGGGGTTTTCGATCGCGGAGAAGATTTCCACCTACCAGAAAGCCGACGCCGCGATCCAGTGCGCGCTGGCTGATCTCGCGGACCTGTCCCTGAACGTCAGCGGCAACTTCTTCTACGACACCACGAGCGGGTTAGACCCGGCGAAGATCAAGCTGCGCCTCGCGGAGCCGATCGAGGTGGACGACGTGCGGGGGATCCTGCCGTTCCCCCACCCGCAGTTCCCGAGCGATCACTATCAGCTCAGCGCTAAGCTCAAGGAGATGTGCGATTTGCTGACCGCCTCCTCCGACCCCACCATGGGCCGAACCTCCGAGGGCTCAAAAACCCTGGGCGAGATCCAGATCGTGGCCGGCGCCAATTCGATGGTTTTCGAGGAGCGCGCTTCTCAGGTTGCCCGGCAATGGGCTCCGATTTTCGATCAGGTCAGGTTTTTAGAGGCGCAGTACGGCGGGACCGGCCCGCTGGTGCCGTACCGGATCTCCGCTGCTCCGGGGAAGTTCATCCAGCAGGTGGACGGCACCAATGTTCCGGCGGCCATGGGTCCGATGGGGCAGCTTGTCCCCGCACCGAATGGCTCGATCCCTGGCTTCATTGACCGGGAACTGCTCAAGAGCAAGGTCGATCTGGTCCCCACCGGATTGACTCAGTTATCGGATATGCAGACCCGCATCAGCGTGGCCACGCAGGTCCAGGGAATGCTGCTTGCCAACCCGATCACCGGGCAGGACCCGAGAATTCTCGCCATGGCTCTTGATGTCGTGCTGCAAGCGGTCAGGTACCCCCGGAGAGAGGAGATGATGGCGCTGGTCCAGCAAAATGTTGACAAGCTAATCGGGATGGAGGCTGCTCAGCAGCAGGCCCAGGCGCTGATGGGCGAGGCGCTGCTTTCCGGACAGGCGCCGCCGGGAGGAGGGGGTCAAGCGCCGGGAGCGCCTGCCATTCCGGGCGCCAATGGCAGCGGCGGCCCGCCCGAGGCGCAGGGTCCACGCGGGTTCCCCCAAGGCGGCAGTAAAGGTACAGCCACGGGCGTGAACGGAACTCCGATGCCGAACCCGCCAAACGGGGGCAGAAAGCTGGCTACCTAGATGCTGCGAGGATTGGACGAAGCGGATGTTCGCGAGGAACATGAGGGCCAGTTGCTCGATATGTTGGGATCTGTTGGCTTTCGAGAGGTGTTCCTCCCGGCGCTGATTGCCCGGCGGGACAAGACGCTCAGGATGCTGGCAACCACCCACGCGGAGTTGGATGTGATGAGACAACTGCAGGGCGAATTCAAGATCCTAAACGCGATGATCGACAACCCCAAGGCTTTCATCCTGGGGCGGGAGAGATAGATGCTACTACCGACAGACATGCTCACAAAGCTCTTGCTGAAGTATTTCGGGGACGCCGGCAAGGATGCGGTCAAGAAGAAGATGACCTCATCGATCGCGAAGATCGTGGCTGGGATGACCGAGAAGGGAATGACCCTGGAGAAGGCCCAGCCGGACCTGGTTATCCGGGACGCGCTGTTTCGCCTCTGGCGGAGTGTGATCCCCTCCGGGGACATCGCGGATATGGTCAGGGATGCCCAGGAGGAGAAGATCAAGCCGAAGGTGGCGGCAAAGCTTTCGGGCGCCGCCACTCTGACGCAGGTTGTGGAGATGACCAGGGACGAGGCCATCGAGTTGGCGTTCTAGGGAGGGGTGCAGCATGCGATGGCCCTGGAGCCCGAGTGAGAAGGAGATAGACGAAGTGGCAGACGAGCGCGTGGACGACGAACTGGATTACGAGGACGATGAGGCCGGCGAGGACGAAGAGGTTTCGCTGGACGACTTCGACGATGAGACCAGAGCGAAGGTGGAGCGGCTGCAGGCGAAGGAGCGGGAGGCGTCCGACCAGCGGGTGGCGACGATGCGCTCGATTTGGCAGGAACAGGGCCTGGATATCACCCCGGACGGCAAGGCGGTGGTGGCGGACCCGAACCGGTTCGCGGGCTGGATGGGCGGCACGGGGTCGCCCGCACCCGCAGCAGCAGCGGCGGGCGAGCCGGAGCCGGAGGAGATGCCGGACCCGTATGACGACAAGCCGGGGTATCAGGCGTGGCTAAAAGCCCAGATCCGAGCGGAAGCGAAGCGGATGCACGACGAGGATATGAAGCCGATTTTGGAGGCGCAGCAGCAGCAGCAGCAGATCTTCTACTCGAGAGAGACGGAGCGCGCGCTTCAGACGCTGCCCCAGGCGCTCCAGCAGTATAACCCAATGCTCACCCAGGTGACGGAGCACCCGGATTTCGCCGGCCAGTTCTCCCAGGCGCTTCAGGCGATCCCGCTTTCGCAGTGGCGGGAGCCGGTGAACCTGGCCCAGATCGCGGGCGTAGTAGCCACGCAGTTGGACTACTCGAAGGTGAGTAAGCAGCGTCCCCGGAGCCAGCAGACCGGTCGCTACCAGGCAGGGTTCGCGGCGGTGGCGCCGTCCAGAGGCAGCGCGGGCCGTGATGCGGAGCTCGCGGACGAGCAGGCAATTCGCGGGCTGGTGGAGCGCCACGGCGGGACAAGAGATGAGTGGGAGGCGCTCGCCCAGGACGACAGCATCGACGGCTACCGGGCCGCGAAGTCGAAGGCCCAGGCTCGAGGTAAGCGCTGATGCCCAAATGTCATTTTGTCACGGCGGCTGGAACGGACTGCAAGATCAATGCCCCGGAGGGGGAGACGGTCTGCGTCATCCACAAGAAGAAGCTGTTGGGAGAAGAGAAACCGATGAGTGAGGAAGACGCAGTGAGGGTCGCGGATACAGCAGATCCGGGTATCGCCGGCGGGACTGTGCAGACTGACTTCCACCCGCAAGGGGTGCCGGAAGAGATCGCGAACGCGGAGGCGTATGCCCTGCGCGGCGGTCAGAAGCCGAAAGGCAGGCCGAAGAAGAAGTCCAACCTGGACGCGGAGGCGCTGGCTCACAAGACGGCGCTCGCCCAGGTAGCGGCGGACAGGAAGGCAAAACAGGACCGCCTGATGGCCAGGGGCGATATCGGTAAGACCTCGGAAGGACCGCCCCGGCAGCCGTATGGGGTGAAGGCATACCATTCGGAATACATCCACGACCCGACTGCCTGGGTAGATGAGAAGGGCAAAGACCTCCGGAAACCGGACCGGATCTACCGGCAGGTGCGGACGATGGACCATCACGACCGGCAAACCCAGGCGGCGGTGGATCTCTTCAAGCGGTATGGAGGCGAGGTCACCCTGGGCAAGGACGGCAAGCCGGCAATGGTCGGGCGGGACACAATCCTGATGGACCAGCCGCCCGAGGGCTATGTGGAGAAGGTGCGTCATCATACGGAAGAGAGTCTGCCGTCCCGGGAGGATGCCGAAGAGGGCTTGCGCGAGAGCGTGCGCGGAGTAAACCGCGCCGCTGGGAACCGGGTCCTCCAGGTAGTGGCCACCGCATCGCACGGGCGGATGGAAGCGGGCAGGGATTTCGACGACGAGTAATCAGGAAGGCTAGTCGGCTGCTTGCGCCCCAAAACTTTCTGTGTTCTACTTATCCCGAGGTGGGATTATTCCCGCCGATACAGGAGACCAGAAGGGGAGCGAATAAACCGGGTCAGGCTTCCCGATAGAAAGAGGAACCTAAAATCGCAACCAAAGTTTTGCAGCAGCCGTGCTACGCCTACAGCCAGAACCAGGACGAGGCCGTCCTGATGGGCGGGATCGGGTTCGACAACCAGTACCTGGAGGTCGCATCGCAGTCATGGACCAGGGCCGCGTTGATCCACGCGGATGCCAACGGCGCCATGGCGATCTGCACCGCCACCTCAGCGATTGGCGGCGTGGCCGTGAACAAGGCCACCGGGGTGACCGGGACCAGGGTTCATTTCCGCCCGATCAAGCCGGCGGATGTCTACATCATGAACGTCTACCACGCCACCGCTGCTTCAGCGATCACCGCGCTCACCCAGGTCGGAGATGCGTTTGGAATGATCGTCGTCAACGGAAGGTTTCATATCGACATCGAGGATGTCACAATTGAAGACGGCTCGGAGGCGTCGGCCAGAGTGAAGATCATCGGCTTCCCGGACAAGCATAACGGGGAGGTCTGCACCATCGGTGACATCTACGGACTGGCCTACGTGACGTTCCTGCCGTTCTCGATCGCATCCGATGGCGCCCCGATGATCCGGGTGCTTCAATTCGCCTAGTGTAACAACGCTTCCCGGGCCTGGCTCTATCCGCCAGTCCCTGATTTAGAAAGGACTGGCGGAAAATGCCACTTTTTGGGACCCCTACTACGAGGGGACACATACCCTCAGAGATGGAGGTCGGGCTTCGGAAGGTGTTCTTCGACAGCTACGAGCTGTATGGGAACGAGTATCCGAAGATCTTCAACGTGGAAAGCTCAAAGAAGCGGCAGGAGACGGACAGTGTGATCTCCGGGCTTGCCACCTTCCCCGTCCGCGCGGAGGGTGGTCCGACCACGTTTGACAGCATCCAGGAAGCGTGGACGAAGGTCTACCTCCATCCGACCTACGCCCTCGGCGTGCGGATTACCGAGGAGGCCCGTGAGGACGACCTGTACAACGTGGTCAACCGCACGGTGCAGCAGTTGGGAGTTGCCGCCGCCTACACCCAGGAAGTGGATGCGATGGCGATGTTCAACGACCTGGCCGCCACCCTTTACACGGCGGACGGCACGAACTACACGCTGCTCTCCACCACGCAGTTCCGGGCTGACGGCGGCACCTTCCAGAACCGGCCGACGATTGCCGCGGACCTCTCTCTGGAGAGCCTGGAAGCCGCGATCATCCTCTGGAACACGGACATGAAGGATCAGCGCGGCCGCAAGATCAACGCGATGCCGAAGTATCTCCTGCATGGCCCCTCCGATATGTTCATGGCCCACCGCATCCTGAAGGCCACGAAGCGCCCGTTCACCTCGGACAATGACCCGAACTCGGTGGCCGATCTGTTCGACATCGAGCCCTTGCGCTCCAACTTCCTCACCGATGACGGCCGCTGGTTCCTCCTGGCCGACAAGTCAAAGACCGGCATGGTCTGGTTCAACCGGCGCCAGCTTCGCTTCCGGCAGGAGACGATGGTAGAGAGTGGGTCAGATCTTTTCGTGGGCAGTTATCGTTCTTCGAGCGGTGCTACTCACCCACTCGGAATTTTCGGCTCGCCTTGATGTAATGTCATTGCGGGGGTTGACGTTCAGTATCAGTCCCGCGTAGAGCGGTGGCTGCCCGAATTACGGGAAAGGTGGTAACAGGATGGCAAGGCGTGGATTTGACTCAGGCCCGGCGAACTACGGGCCGGTGCGCTCGAAGTTTCGCAGTCCTACCCAGTCGCGCGAGTTAGAGGATGAGAGCCTCAACTGGAACCCTCGCGCCCGCGTCGATCAGATGTGGGATTTCATCGGGATCTATGACAGCACGGCGACATTAGGAGAGGGACTGACCTCGGCGGTGGCGGGAACCACGCCCACCGTGGCCCAGGTGGCCAACTCGATCAACGGGCTGGTGGCGCTTACTCTGACCTCCACCTCGGAAGCGCAGAGCGCCCGGATCGACACGGGCGATGTGCTGAACTTCGACCCCACCAAGCAGCCGATGATCCAGGCGTATATCAAGACGTTCGGCACCGCGTTCACCTCCGTGCAGAACCTGGTGTTCGGGTTCGCCTCCGCCTACAACGCCACGCTGGACAGTGTAGCATCCAACATGTGGTTCAAGCTGGCCGGCTCGAACGTGCTGCGGGTAGAGGGCGACGACGGGACCACGGACACCGATGACCAGACGACGGGGAGAACGCTTGCGGTCAGCACCTGGTATCTCCTGACCGTGTTTGCCCGCACCCTGAACCGGGTGGAGTTCTGGCTGGACGACGACATGGTGGGAACGGTCAGCGTTCCGCTGTTGACTGCCACGCAGGTCCTGCAGCCCGCGCTCATCCTCCAGAAGGCTTCAGGAACCACGGTCCCGGCGGTCCAGGTAGACTATATCAGAGCCTCCCAGAATCGTTGGTGAAATAGAATGAGAGCCAGGCGAAGACCCGGTAGGCCCTGCCGCATTCCTGGGCGTTGGTTTCGGCTGGGGCCGCTGGTGGAGGATCAGGTGACCGGCTGGAAGGTGCCGATCCGCTTCTGTGTCGAGCAGCGCGGGGGCCTGGTGGATGCGAACGAGCGCCGGGGCGGCTCCAGAGATGAACCAAACGATGCCCAGACCCGGGGAGGCGGCTAGATGTACGCTAACAAGAATGTTGTGCGCTATGACCTGGCGACCGGCGCGGCGACGCAGACCTTGAACCTGGAGATCCCGATGGATCTCTCGCACGCCCGCGCCTTGACTTTGGAAGTAATCATCACCGAGGCGATCACAGACGCCTCGGATACCCTGGACATCCGCCTGCAGGACACCTATGACGGGGTGACCTGGAACACCCGCATCCGGATGTTGCAGATGATCGGCACGCTGTCGCCATCCGCCACGGCGCCGGAGTATCAGCGCTCCGTGGTGAGTGCTGATGTATTACTCACCACGCCGGAAGAAAATTACGAATGCACCGGAAGCGTAGGCGCCACGGACCTGACCGCCGGGACGGTCAGGAATGGGCCGTTTGCCCCGATGCGGAGAACCTCCGGGGTGAACGGCAGGCAGCCAGCGCACAGAATTCAAGTCATCTCGACAGAAGGTGGCGCATCCAACGCTAACTGGGCTGGCCGCATCTTTCTCTCGGCGCTCACGCAGTACTAGGAGATCTGATGCCTACGCCTAGCGTTCCCAGTCCTGATTACGATCTCACGGTAGCCATCTCAGGCGCATCCACCGGCACCTCGATTGGCTCGGTGGTGATCTCGAACGGGTCCTTGCAGGTCGGGGCCAGCACGCTTGAGGTCAAGCAGGCACAGATCAATATCTCGGCCTCGGGTGACAACACGGTAGTGGCGGCGGTGACCGCCAAGAAGATCCGGGTCGTCGGGGTAATGTTCATCTGCGCGGCCGATGTGACGGTGCAGGTGAAGAGCCTGGCCACTTCCAAGATCGCGGCGATGAGCTACCACGCGAACGGAGGTGTGGCGCTCTGGTGGCCGGAAGGCTTCTGGGTAGAGACGGCATCCGGCGAGGCGCTGGTGTTCGCGCTCGGTGGCAACGTGCAGGTTTCGGGGTCGCTCAACTATGTGGAGGTCTGAGTGGAGGAGCAATGAAATCGCCTGGTGAGATGATTGTCGATAACGGCGCCATGCCACTGGTCCGGTTAACGGGGGAGCAGAAGCGCGAAGTTCTCAATCAGCGATTACTTCAGCAAGAGATGCTGATGGAGGAATACCGGTTGAATTACGAGGCGGCAAAAGCTGCCTGGAACGCGATCCGCATTCAGGTTGAGGAAACGTAGGGGGCTAGAAACCAATTCCACTCGGCGTCTTCATCCCATCTCAGCTAAACGATCTTTCAGTGGACGTGGCTCTTGGCACGCCGGCCAGGGGCGCGATTATGTACCGCGGCGCCACGAAGTGGAACGCGCTTGCGGCGGGAACCTCAGGCGAGGCGTTGACGACCCAGGGCGCGGGCGCCGATCCGATCTGGGGATCGCCTACCGCTGACATCTCTCCGGCTGTAATCCTCCTGCCCACCAGTTCCGCGAGGAACGTCATCCAGCCATCCGGCGCGGCCGTCATCCCGCTCACCGTCAAGGGGTTTGCCAGTCAGTCGGCAACCCTGCAGGAGTGGCAGGATAGTGCGGCCAACGTGCTTGGCTCCATCAGTGCGAGCGGACTGTCCACGAACACCGTCCTGGACGCGGCGACCAGTACCAGTTCTGACGTGCAACTGCTCGGCCACAATAGCAGCGGCACTCCGGCTGCCGGGTTCGCCTCCCGCACAGGGTGGCGGCTCCACAGCACGACCACCGTCAACACGGAAGCGGCCGAGCTAGGGGTTAGCTGGGTAGTAGCGACCCACGCCAGCCGCACGGCCAGGGCAGTCCTCTCGGTCTACGATACGGCAGCCCGCGAGGTCCTCCGTGGGCAGGCGTCGGGCACGGCGCCGATGATCGGGTTTCTCGGCGCTTCTGCCGTGGTTCGACCGGCATCGACCACCGATCTGCGGCAGGCGCTGATTGATCTCGGGCTGTATACCACCGGCGGCGCGAGCCCGCTGAACCTCAACGGTGGCGCGTTTGTCACCAGCGGGTCTGTTTCCAGCACGGGCGCGGGGGCAAGCAGCGAGCGGTTCGGGGCTGGGGCGCTGGCTGGGGGGATAAGCTCAACCTCTGTCGGTAATGCTGCGTCGGCGTCGACCCAGCAATGCACCGCTATCGGAGCAACCGCCACTGCGTCCAACACAGCGTGCACGGCGCTTGGCTTTGGCGCTGTCGCTTCAGCAGTAGGGTCTACAGCGTTAGGTTTTAGTGCTAACTCAGCATTTGGTTCGTCAATCGCAATTGGGACAAACTCGGTCGCCACAGCCATCGAGCAATGTATTATCGGTGGGACAACAGCATCGGGCCGAATTGCAACTGTGTATATCGGCAACGGCGTTGTGAACGCAGCGCCAAGCGCCGTCACGATCAACGGGACCGGTGGCAGCGGAACAGACATTGCGGGCGCATCGCTTACCATTGCGGGCGGGCGCGGCACCGGCTCGGCGGTGGGCGGGGCGATCATCTTCCAGAGCACGGCCGCGGGAGCGTCGGCAACCACTCTTCGCACTCTTGAGGAGAAGTTCCGGATCTCCAATCTCGGGGTGCTGACCAGCTCGCGAAAGTCCAGCACGCAAGACCGCACCGTGGTGGATATGGAGCCGACTTTTGTCGTCGCGACTGACGCCAGCCGAACCGGCCGGGCGGTCTGGTGCATCTACGACACGGCAGCCCGCGAGGCAATGCGAATGGAGGCTTCGGGCAGCGCGCCAATGATCGGGTTCCTCGGCGCTGCTGCTGTTGCCAGGACAGCAGCATACACGCCGACGAATGTTTCCGCTGATCGTTCCTACGATGCAAACGCGACGACACTAGACGAGGTAGCTGATGTGCTCGGCACGCTTATAGCCGACTTGCAGCTCTTCGGGTTCCTGGCGTAAGGAGGCTGCAATGGCAGTAGAAACTACGGACAAAGCGCTTAATCTCTGCTCCCGGCTGATGTCGGCGGCAGACCAACTGATGGGCGCGGTGGAGCAACTGGCCGCACTGAAGAATGAGAAGGAGTCATCAGGGCTCGACCTGACAGCGGCTGCCGTAGAGACGGCGCTTGGCGCGTCGCCAGCACTGAAGCACGCCAGCGGCACGAATTTCAACAACGTCATTACGAGCGGGGCAGCGATCAATGCCTGGCTGGAAGCGGAGTTTCATGATGATATTATGCAATCTGTCAGACCATAAGTAAAGACATTTTGCAGATTGGCATCACATTCGCTATGATGGAGGTATGAAAACATGCACATCATGCGGGATCGAAAAGGATAGTTCGGAGTATTACCGGCACGCTACAACAACTGACAAGCTGACTACTCAATGCAAGGGCTGCATCTCATTGGCCGGGAAAAAGGCAAGGGCCGTCGAGTCTGTTGAGGACCGTGCAAAACGACTGGCGAGATTGAAAGAATGGGCAGAGCGAAACCCAGAGAAATCGAAGGCGATCAAGGAGCGTTGGGCAAAAAAGAACCGGGAGCGACACAACCGGCAGGGGCGGGAGTATTATTACCGACACCTGGAGCGGGTGCAATCTTTCTACAGGAACCGTTACCATCAGACGAAAGCAGCGGGCGGGGAATACACTCAAGAGGAATGGCAATCGGTCTGTGCCACAGCGAAGGGGTGCTGCCTTCGCTGTGGAGAAGTGAAACCGCTGACAGTTGATCATGTTATCCCTATCCGAAAAGGCGGGAGCAATGACATCGGGAACATCCAGCCTCTGTGTGGAACTTGCAATCGAAGCAAGGGTGACAAGATTATCGATTATCGGGCGCAAGAGGAATGACGATATATTAGATATCGTCCGTCCATAGCTCGCTCCTGACAGCCGGAGGCAGGTCCAGGTTTTCATAATATGGCATACACACCTCCCCTTTATGGTAAAATATACGAAAGTGTAATCCATAAGAGGAGGGGACAAATGGCTAAAAAGGGGTGGGCGCCGGTAGTTGGAGATCGGATCGGAATGTTAACGATTACGGAGACCGAGATTAGGCAGCAATATTCCGGGGGGAAGCGTCTGTTTGCGCGGGCGAAGTGTGATTGCGGTAAAGAGATATTACGCCGCTACGCCAGCTTGCAAGACCCCAGGTATGTGTCTTGTGGCTGCTTTCATAATGAGCAATTAAGGCAGATGGCTACGCGGCACGGCGATTCTGCGTCTCGTCTTTACTACACATGGAGAACGATGATCGCTCGGTGCCACGATCCGTTACGGAATGAGTTTAAGTGGTATGGAAAGCGCGGCATCGCCGTATGTCAGGAATGGCGACAAAGCTACGAAGCATTTCGGAGTTGGGCACTGGCAGCCGGGTACTGTGATGGATTAACCATAGATCGGATAGATGCAGATCAAGGCTATCTACCACAAAACTGTCGGTGGGTGAGTCGCTCGATCAATTCCGCGAGGCAACGAACGAACAGGCTAATAAACGCATTTGGCGAAGAGAAGCACCTGTCTGATTGGGTTCGCGACCAACGCTGTCGCGTCAGTTATGGAGGGTTGCGCAGGCGATTAGATTTGGGTTGGGCGCCTGAAGATGCGATTGCCACCCTTCCGAGGATATTGCCATCAGCTACACATTAGACGTAGGGCTATCACTAGGAGCCGGAAACACCGGACTGGCGTTGGAGATGCAGCTCACGGACACGGCCGGCGCCAATGTGGGGGCGGCTGTGACCACCGGCTTCGTCGAGTTCGGGGCGACGGGCAATTATCTCTTCCATTATACCGGCTGGCCGGATGGGCACCGGGGCGCCGCCGTGTTTCAGGTAACTCCCGGCGGGGCGATAAAGACCTCGGTAGCGATCAACCCGGAAGAAGCGGAGTATGTTGGGACGCGCCTGCCTGCTGCATTGGTCTCCGGTCGGATGGACTCCTCTGTTGGGGCGATGGCCGCCGGAACCGTGACTGCTGCTGCTGTCGCTACCGATGCCATTGACGCGGACGCCCTCGCCGCAAATGCCGTGACCGAGATCGCCGCCGGCCTCCTGGCCACTGCGCTCGTGGAATTGGGCGTGGCGAAGCCATCGGCTACTCCGACCGTGGCCGAAGCGCTGATGCTCTTCTTTATGTCAATCAGGAACAAGCGCACCGTGGACACGGCGGCTGGAAAGGACACGATCTTCAACGACGCGGGCACGGCCATCTTCCACCTGCCGGTGACGGACGCGGCGGGGGTGTTCACTTCTGATGAGGCAGTCAGCGGAGCGTAGCCATCGCAATTAGGTCTTGTAGGAATTCTTCTGGAAGCACTGCCTGGAACAGAACACGCGCTTTAGCCGAGGAAATCGGCGGGGGCGGAAGGTGACACCGCATCCGTCACAAACAACTGGGACGATGCGTTCTGTCACTTCAGGTCGGAAGAAGACGGGTTCGTGCTGGAGAAGATGAGAAGCACGCGTATGGAGTTCCAAGTTTTCGATCCGGTTGTCGAGTTTGTCCCCATTCTTGTGGTGGACGATCTCTCTCTTCTCAAGAAACCGGCCGAGGTGTTCCATCATCACAAGCCGATGTTCGAGAATGTAGCCTTTGGCGTTGGAGCAAGGATGCTCTTGGAAAAGAACGAGTTTATACCCATGGCTTATGAACCAGCCGCTCCTGTAGGCGTTGGAGGCAGGGCCTTTTTTGCCAAGAAGATGCATGCCGGTGTTTCCGCGTTTTCCCATACCTATATAATGACGCAAAAGGGTGGGTAATGGCAACGAAACAGGATATAGCAGGAACAAAAAACGGCTATTGACTCAAGGAATAAACGTGCCAGCGCGATGTGTCACTGGCTCTACGCTCCGCTCCCGGACGCCGACGGAACGATCGACAAGAACGATCGCCGCCAGGTGGCGTGCATCTACTGCGCCGATGCGACCGAGGACCTGCCGGTCGAGGGCGGCGACGACTTTGCCTATGACCTGCTGCTGTTAGGCGTGGGCTAACATGCCGCTTGCAAGCGCTGGAGTTTGGTATGTCCGCCCCGGCGGCCACATCCACAACGGCGGCGGGGTCAACCCGGCGAATGCCTCGTATAGCACTAATTACGCTAATCAGGATACCGCCCAGATCACGGTCACGAACGCGGCCTGCGCGGGCACGACCACCCTCACCTCAGCCACGGCGAACTTCGACAGCACGCACCACGGGAACTACATTGGGCTGGTGACTGGTGGCGGCAGCTTCATCAATTACTACGAGGTGGTCTCCGTTACGAACTCCACCACCGTGGTCCTGGACAAGGCCGGCCCAACCGATACGGGGATGACCCTTCGCCTGGGTGGGGCGCACGTCCTCTCCAACGTGGGCCTCCCGTGCGTTCAGATCGGCGGGGCGGACGGGGTGGCAGTCGGCGGCAACGTGATCCACGTCAACGGAGCGAGCGGATATGCGCTCTCCTCCACGGGGATTACGCTTTCTTCGGACGGATCGAACACGAATCCGATCACGATCATTGGGCACAGCACGGTGATCGGAGATGGCGGCAGGCCGGTCATCACTAGGGCGGCTTCCACGATCAACCTCTTGTGGGTCAGCACTGGCGACAACTGGATCCTCAAGAACCTGGAGTTTGATGGCAACGGCGCGGGGAACGACTGCATCCTGATCGACGGCAGCGGCTGCTATTTTGAGAATGTCGTTGCCCGCCGGGGTGTGGACGCGCTGCAGCTCAACGGGTTCAACAACTACTTCACCGACTGCTGGTTCAAGGACGGGCAATCCTCGTCCGACGTGTCGGTTCGGATATCCGGCGGGGCCGGTAACGTGTTCAACCGCTGCGCGATCTCCGACTCGCTCGGGGTAGGCATTCTGTCCGTCAGCGGGGGGCCGAATACGTTCCGGCACTGTTTCATCTACAACCATGCGACTGACGGCGTTCAGCAGGAGTCCACCGGCCAGTATGGGCTGGTGTTTGAGCAGTGCGCGATCTGGGACAACGGGAGAGACGGCATCCGGTTCTCCTCCACGGTGGCCGTGACCGGGGCGCTGCACAACGTTTTCGTGCGCGGCACGATCTTCGGGAAGAACCTCGGCTACGACATCAACTACACCGTCAGCGACATCTCGGCTTTGACCGGCACGATCCAGTGGGTCGCCAGCCATTTCGATTGCAACGCTTTTTACACCACAGGTCTTGGCAAGATGAACCAGTTGCCGGCAAACTCCGGCGACCTGACGCTCACGGCCAGTCCGTTCGCATCAGATACCTCATTCGTTCTCACCGGCGCGGGTGGACAGCAGATCGTCGAGAATGTCTGTTCCACGACCCTGCCGGATGGGAATACCGTCAGCCTGCTATCGGGAGCAAGCCAGGTCACGGCCGGCGCGGGGGTGTCGGGTGCGCTGAACCTCTGGCGGGAGTGGGCTGGCGGGGAGTTTAACACAACAGTAATTCCGGATAGCACCATCCAGGATTTTTACTTTGACCCTTCCTGCAATGAACTGAACCGCAGGGTGGGTTACCACCTTAGCACCACCACGATCACGCTGGCGGCGGGCACCCAGTCGTATTCGCTGCCCGAGGACTTCGTATCTGTTGTCTACGTTTCCCACGCGGGGAAGAATTTGCAGAAGAAGTCAGAGGAAGACTGGCAGCGGGAGGGCACGGCCTATCGTGAGCAGAGCGGATCGCCCGCTGATTATGCCATCCAGGGGTCCACGCTAATCCTGCGGCCCATCCCAACAGCGGCCACCGTAGCTGATGCGAGTGTGGTGAGTATCCGCTACGTGTCGAAGCCTGCGGCGACAGGGGTGAGCGGCTTCGCGCAGTTGTCCACGCAGGACATCGAGGTAGTCGTCAGGCACGCGGTATTTTTGTGGTGGGCCGCGAATGGTTATGGCACCGACGTGAGCGGGCGGGCGAAATTCTTCTATGATCTCTTTGAGCAAGGCGCAACTCGAATTGCTGGTCAGTATGCTGGCCGGTTGGTTGAACCTTGAGGCATATGAAGTTGGGATAGACCATCCGATCTGGTATCATAGGGATGTTAGCGGCTAGGTGCGGGGGTGCGGACTGCTGATGTGGTCCGCACTTCTTATGTAGGGGGAGCGATGGAGAGTTAGATGACAGCAGCCGAGTTGTATCGATCGACAAGAGCCCTGATTGGGAACCCGGGGGTGAACGACATCTCCAATGATCGTCTGCTGGAGAACATCCTGCCCAGCCTGCAGTGGCTCTGCGCGGAATTGGAGTACGGGATCGTAGACGATGTGGACATGCTTGGCCTGGTCGCCGGTCAGACGGAGTATCAGTTGCCGTCCGATCTCGCGTTCATCCTCTCCATTGACTGGAATAACCTGATCCTTACTCCGAACAGCTTCTATGCCTGGGAGCGGGATGGTACGCCCTGGCGGACGGCCTCGGCAACCAATCCCACGGGATATGCCGTCCAGGGACGGCAACTTCTCCTCTCCACCCCGCCCACGGCGGCATCGATCACATCCGACGCTTTCCTGCGCCTGCGTTATATCACCACCAGTCCGGGGATGAATGAGACGGGAACCCCCGGACTGTCCGATCTGGACCAGGAGTTGGTTACTGTCAAAGCCGCGATCCGTTTCTGCCGGACCCACCCCAGCGAGTTGAATGCGGCCAGGCTGCCCGGTCTGGAAGCGGAAC